AGATGCAACTGCTGAACCTATCACTGAAGATATGGGTAAAGTAATGGAAAAATTACAATATCGTATTGATGAGATGGAAAAGAAAATCCAATCTATGCAGGATGGAATGTATCCTAAGAAAGAAGAAGATGTTCAAATGTCTGATGAGGAAGAAGAACTTCCAAAGTTAGATGGTGCTCCAATAGAGGAAAGCCCTTTAGCAAAACAACAAAAAAGTAAATTTAGTAGAAAAGTACCTGCTTCACCGCAAAATACTTTCTTATCTAAATTATATAAATAATTAACAAAAAAACTTATTAAAAAATGAGAAAAAATCAAAACTTCGTACAACCTACTGTAACAAGTACGTACGCAGGGGAATTCGCTGGAAAATATATAGCGAGCGCCCTTTTATCTGCAACTACGCTAGATAAAAACTACATCACTATCATGCCGAATGTTAAGTACAAATCAGTAATCCAAAAGATTGATGTGAATAGTATTATAACTGATGCAGCGTGTGATTTCGCAACTTCTGGTACTGTTGCTCTTTCTGAAAGAGTAATCACTCCAAAAGAATTGCAAGTAAACTTACAATTATGTAAAGCTGAATTTTTAAATTCATGGGAAAGTTTACAACTAGGATATAGTGCTTTTGATACTATCCCTGCTAGCATAAACGATTTCTTAGTGTCTTACATTGGTGGAAAAGTTGCAGAAGCAACTGAACAATCAATTTGGCAAGGTGTTGCTGCTACTAACGGACAATTCGGTGGTATCTACAACGCATTATCATCTTCAGTAGTTGCTGGTGGAAGCAATGCTCCTATCACTGCATCACTTTCTGGTTCAGTTGATTCATCAAACGTATTAGCTAGATTAAATTCTTTAGTTGATGCAATTCCTCAAACTATCTATGGTAAAGAAGATGTATTAATTTACATCCCAACTAACGTAGCTAAAGCATACCAACAAGCATTAGCTGGTGGTGCGCAAGGTGCGAACGGATATAACAACCAAATGAACGTAGGTGAAAAACCATTGAACTTCAATGGTGTTGAATTAGCATGGTGTCCAGGTTTAGCATCTTCTGCTATGGTTGCTGCACAAAAATCTAACTTATTCTTCGGAACAGGTTTGATGAGTGATTACAACCTTGTAAAAGTGTTAGATATGGAAGACTTAGATGGTTCTCAAAACTTCAGAATTATCATGAGATATACTGCAGGAACACAATACGGTATCGGTTCTGACATCGCTATCTACAAAAATTATTAATTGAGTAAGTAATAGGGAGATTAAAGTTAAAACTATATCTCCCTTTACTCAAATTAAAAGAAGAAACAAAAATTAAAAATTAAATACTATGGCTTGTAACTTATCAGCAGGACGTAACGAAGTATGTAAGGAATCAGTAGGTGGATTATCAGCAGTTTATTTTGTAAACTATACTGGTTCACTAGCTAATATAACTGATGGTGAAAGTGATGATTTAATCAGCACATTACCAGCGGGTCTTACTGCTTACAAATACGACCTTAAAGGAACTAGCGCATATACTGAAACTGTAAATACTTCTAGAGAAAACGGAACTACATTCTTTCAACAAGAGTTAGTTTTAAATCTTAAGAAACTTACGCCTGAAATGACAACTCAACTTAAACTTGCTGCTTACGGACGTCCACAAATATTCGTAGCTACAATTAATGGTGATTGTTTATTGATAGGACAACAAGAAGGAGCAGATTTAACTGCAGGAACTTTACAAACTGGAGCAGCATTGGGTGACCTTTATGGTTATTCATTAACGTTCACAGGTATGGAGAAATTCCCTGCATCGTTTATTTCTGGTTCTACTTTTGCTAACCCATTTGCTGGAGTATCAAACCCTCCAACAGTAGTAGCAGGAACTAACTAATCAGTATTTCGCTTAAAATATTAGAAGGGATAGGTAAAACTATCCCTTTTTTTTGTGCTTATCACTATAATATGAGATAAGTTTGTTAAATGTATAGATAAACAAACGTAAATACAACTTAATGTTAGCATACTATATATCAGGAAGCAATTATTACTCAATGAGAGTATCCCCAACGGGTTCTTCTAACCTTGTATTACAATTGCAAGATATGTACACATTAGTGAATACATCATCTTCAGTTAGTGCATCAACTAGACCTTACACATATCAACCATACGAAAGCATCCTAAATTGGACAGCATCTATCGCATCAGCATCAATTGGTGAGCAGTATAGAGCAGTTATAACGGATGGTACTGCATCTATATGGTTTGGTTCTATTTCAGTATTTGCATCTCAATCAATAGATAAAGCTGATTATGTAAACCAATTAGGTGTTGAAGAAGTGTATGTAAGTAACGTAACTGATAACGAATATATAATAATGGAATAATATGAAAGGAAAACAAAATTTTTCCGTTGTGAATTTAACACAACAAGAAATACCAATCGTAAGAGAGGATACAAAAACAAGATATACATGGGTACCTGTTGGTATAATAGGACCTGATGATTTCTTTCAAAACATAACTGATAGTTTTACTACATCAACAACTAATGCAGCTTGTATTGAGGGTATATCTGATTTAATATTTGGAAAGGGGTTGTATTCTAAAGATACTGCATTCCAAACGGTGTTAGATACAATATTACCACAGGAAGAACTTAAAAGAGGTATATTTGATTTAAAGCTATATGGTAATGCATCATTTCAAGTATATTGGGATGATACTCACACTAAAGTTATTAAAGTATATCATATTCCTGTTCAAACAATTCGTGCAGAGAAGATATATGATAACCCAAAGGTGCAAAACTACTACTATTGTACTGATTGGAACGACCAAAGAGCACAAAAGCATAAGAAAATCATACCTGCATTTGGTACATCTAATGAAAAGATGGAATTACTTTATGTTAAAAACTATACACCTGGTAAATACTATTATAGTTTACCTGATTGGATGAGTGCATTACAATTTTCTTTCGTAGAAGCTGAGTTATCTAACCTACATATGAACAACATTGAGAATGGTTTCTTACCATTAGTGATGATTAATATGAATAGTGGAGTACCTGCACCTGAAGAAAGACAAACAATTGAGAGTTTAATTGAGAATAAGTTTACAGGAACTCGTAACGCTGGTAGATTTATGATATCATTTAACGATAATGTTGAATCAAAACCAACAATTGAAACAATTACTACTGATAATCTGCATGAAAAATACAAATATGTAGCAGAATATGCGCAAGATAGAATATTAGTAGGACATAGAATTACTTCACCATTATTATTTGGTATTCGTACACAATCTAATGGATTTAGTTCTCAATCAGAGGAAATGAAAACTGCATTCTCTATTATGCAAACAATGACAATCAATCCATTTCAAAATTTAGTGATAAACACATTTACTTCTATGTTTGAACAATCAGGTTATGATAATACTGAATTATACTTTGAACAATTAACTCCATTAGCGATTCTTTCAGAAACTGCTGATGAAACTGGACAAACTATTAACGAAGTTGAAGATGATATCAATGAGCAAGGTGAAAACCCTGCAACTACTGAAGATACTAGTGTAAACGATGTAGTTATACAACAAAGTAATCCAAACTTCACAAAAGAATTTGAAATATTTAAACAAAACTAACAATGAGCTACGCACTTTTTATAACAAGAAACGATATTATCAAAAATTCACCTTTACAGGGTGCAATTGATGCTGATAGGTTACTACCATTCGTTCGTACTGCGCAAGATAAGTACATGCTTAATCTATTGGGTACTGTGTTGTTTGAATACCTACAATTGAAGATTACTAATAACACAATTGGTTCATTAGATGCTTATTATCAGGATTTAATCAATGACCATATCAAACCTACACTAATATGGTACGCATGCGTTGAATACATCCCATTTTCGGGCATTCAATTCAAAAGTGAGGGTGCAGTTAAGCACAAATCAGATACGGGGGAAACGCCGTCTAAGAATGAGATTGATTACCTATTAGCAAAAGCTGAAAATAGTGCTGATTTCTATGCAACTAGAATGCAAAACTATTTAATAGCATATTGTAACCAAATACCACAATACCTTGAGAGTGTTGGTAACCTAACTCAGGTTTATCCTGATTTTACTAACCAATATTTCGGAGGTATCCAATTATAATATTATGGGATTAAATGTAGTAAATAAAGTAGGTACAAATTATTCATTGTACTATAATGTTTTAAATTATTTTAAAACAATAATGACAAATCACCCTAGTATTCAATCAGTTAGTCAGGGTGATATCTATGAGATAGATGATAATGAATTTCCAGCATATCCATTAGGTAATATATTAATAACTAACTCAACATTTAGTGATTCAAAGACAGTTTATAGATGCCAGCTTACAATTGCTGATAAAATTAAATTAAAGAATAATGAATCAGTTGGTGTTCATAATAAAGAAACTATTCCTTACTTTGGTACGGATGATACCGTTGATATTCATGCAAATACATTAAGTATAATAAATGATTTAACATCTTACACTCAATACGCAGTGGATAATTTTGAAATAAATGCTGATATAAATTGTGAAGCATTTAAAGATAAATTTGAAAATGGTTTAGGTGGATGGGTTGCTACGTTTGATTTAACAACTCATAACGATAGACCTAGATGCTTATATAATTTATTATCTTAAGAATGAAAGAATTCAGACAAGTAGCACAGGTATATGCAGAACTAGCACAATTATATATTGTTAATAGAAGTGTTCCTGCTTATAAAACAGGAAACTTATACGATAGGGTTGGTTTGTATAACACTTATGAGAAGATGGTAACAATAAGACCATCCAAATCAACTACTAAATTCAAATTAGATATTCCTTCAGTTAATCTATCTCTATCATTTGCTCCTCCAGGTGCACGTTATGGAGCAATAGTACATGAGGGTACAGGATTAGGTAGGAATTCAATACCACGTCCGTTCGCAGAAGAAGCTGCTAACGATAGAGTTATGCAGAAAACCATTAATGATGCTATGAAAGGTATAATAAATGATACGGTTTTACCACAAATACGTGCTAGAATTGATAAATCGTTTATAAAGTTGTTGAGTAAAAGGAACTAACCCCAATACAACATTGCTTTTTGTGGTTATATAATAAACAAACTTATGTCATTAAGCATAACCCAATATCCAGCTACCTGTTCTTTAGCACAATCACCTATGGTGTTTACTGTTGCAGAGAATACCTCGGTAGTGTATAGTTCATCATTTCAATATTATGCAGATTTGTATTATTGGGAGGGTGCACCAAATCAATCAGGTTCCACAGGAGATTACACATTAACAAAGTATCCTAATACCAGTTTGGTTGGAATGTTTGATGTAAGTAGAATTATAAACTCAACACTAACTAATTTAGCATTTGATGATACATCAAACGTAAAGTATTATAAGTGTGATTTCTATTGGCAATATACAAATGCTTCAAACGTAATTGTATCATCATCTAAAGTTCCTAGCGGAATATATAAAGCATTAGATGGTTATGCACTATTTCAGGAACCAATCAATCAACAAATTGTATCTAAATCAGCTTACTGGCCTATCATGAGTGATGGACCTGTAACTCAATCATTTTTAGAAGATACTTTAGGTTGGATGTCAGTTTATGTTGGTAATACAGGTGCAACTCAACCTACAAAATTAGTTTATTCAGGTTCTTTTGGTAATGCAAATTATGCATTAACTAGTACCGTATCATCATCAGGACAAATTAGTTATTTCCCAATTGGAATGACGTGTGATGATTTTCCTTTAAGTGAAAATAGTGAATGGTTTAGTGTACAGGCATTTAATGGTAACACACCATTAGGTGCATCAATTCGTTTTGAAAAAGATTGTATCCAAAAGTATCCAAATGTAAGAATCAAATGGAAAAATAGATATGGACAGTTTGATTATATGAATTTCTATATGGTTAATCGCCAGGGATTCTCATCAACAAAAAGAACTTACCAACCACAATTAGGAACATGGCAGG